CAGGCGCAGGAGCCGGAGCCATCGCCCCTTGCATCGCGGCGCCGGCAGCTGACTTCAATTCGTCCAGGGCGCTGATGTAGCGCAGGACCATGTCAGTGCGGTCCTGCGGCGTCTTAAGCGTTCGCTCGTAACAGTACCTGGCCTGCGCTGTTTCCATGGCTGCGTCAACGTCAACCCAGGGCTCAGGCGGCTGATACTTGCCAGTCTGAATCATCTCGTCAAGCTGCATCTCAATGAAGTCTTGAGCTGCATTAGCCAGTGACTGATAGCCGTCAGTGTCTGGCACCTGCTCGAGCCGCATCTTGGTCTGCTTGCTGATTGCGCCTTCGGCGTACCAGGTCCTAATCTGCTCCTGTCGCACAGCAATTGACTGAGACAGCCGGCCGACAGGGAATGGCCGTAGATAGAATTTCTTCTCATCCCAGTTGAGGCTAGCCCAGTCAATGAGCTGCGCCTGGCGGCCAGGCAGCGTAACCTTGGGCTTGGAATCTTCGGAGGCTTCGATAATCAGGTTGCCAATCTGCTCAACGAAGTCCTCCATGTGCTGGAACAAGTCGGCATGGGCTGCATCGTCCAGCTCATCAATTAGGTTAACGGCCTTGCCGCTGATTGCCTTAGGCCTGGCACCCTGCATCTGCTGGTCATTGAGCCGGAAGACTTCTTTGATGCGGCGAATGATTGACTCCTCATACTGGAACTGCTCAGGAGGAGTAGCCATCGGAAAGTCAAACTCTGGCTTGGTACCGGTGTAGTAGTAAATGCCGTTAGACTTGTCGCCGAGTTTGCCAGGGTCAACGTTGCTGCCCTGGGCAATGCCAATCCGTGGCCAAGCAGCGCGGCGGCGGTTTTCCCAGTTAGCCGCCATGGTCCTGTCAAGCTCACGCTGGAGCCCAAGCGCCATTTCCGGCATGCCCTGGCTGAAGTAGCCAGTCGGCATGAGCTTAAACGGCAGCCTGGCAATAGGCGCGTGGTCGCGCAGCCATTCCTCACACTTCAGTGTGTAGTCGCCGACGGCGATAATGTGGTAGCCAGGGATTTCGTTGCCGTCGGTGTCTTTCTGGCAGAAGCTCCAACCCTCGCGCAGGACAATAACATCCGTGTAATCAATGTCGCCGCCGAAATAGAAGCCGTTGTTTGACTTAGGCGCACGCTTTACAGCGTCCACGGCCTTAGGGTCATTCTTGATATACGGCTGCTGCAGCATCTCCTTGCGGCTGACAAAGACGCGGATGCCGAGACGGCTAAGCTTGCCGGTGTTACATTCGTTTTCGTCAACAACGATTTCGTCGGACAGAATCCGCGTAGCCGTAAGGTGGTTGTTGACGCCGTTGTCAATCTTTAGGAAGCCGTCGCCCCAGATACGGGAGTCGAAGCCGCACAGCTCCACCATTTCCCACAAATGCAGAGAGTAAAACACTGCGTCCATGTACTGGGTAAGCGACCGTGCATCGAAGCGGGTAGTAAAGTCGCCGTCGATGGGGCAGACCTGCAGGAAGGGCCGGCTCTTGTAGACTCGATTGGCCAGCGCGTCATTGCACTGGGCCAGGACGTTGTAGCGTGGTGCCTCGAAGATGGCGCGGCTGTAGATATTGGCGGCACCAGGGCGGGCTGTGCTGCTGTAGTTGTAGCCGATAGGACCGGTTGTTCTCCCGGTCATATACCTATAAAAAACCAGCGAAGCCCAACGCTTACTCCAACTGGTATTTTCAATTCCATCCATCCAATTCCGCAGTCGTCTGCCGCGGTCGGATTCCTCAACATCTTCGCCAAACCAGTCAGTATTAGGTCTGCCAATAGCTCCCTGACTGACTTCTGAACTAGCTACAGCAATCGCCACGGCTAGTTATTCCCATCTTCCTTTGCCGGCTCAGGAAACAACATTCCGGCAGGAGGAGACAGCGCCAAATCGGCGTCGTTTAGCGGCAGGTCAAGACTGGCTAACGTAGCGGTAGGCGCGGCAGCTGGCGCGTAGGCAGGAGCGGTCGGTATGGCAGTCGGAGGCGCAAGATGCACCTCAACGTTGCCAACCCTGATGACGGCAAGCCTGTCACCAAAGAGCTTGGCCAGTGCCGTAATGGTTCTTACCGGCCGTTCTCCGTCTGCCACACATATCGGCTAATTGCTGCTATGCATCGCGTCAGGCGCCGGGTATGGCCAGGTCCTTTATCCGAGCGTGAGCAGCAACCCGGACCCTTTACTTATACGTTGTGAAGTAGTAGCTGGCTGCCTGCTACAGTATTAGTAGCAGCTTGCGCAACACCTACTCCTGGCACACGGCGGACGACGTAAATGGCTACTGAGCCCCCTGGCCTTGAGCTTTTGCCACTGTCAGTCTGAACTTGCATTGCCGTAGAGATGGACCACTGGGCCCACTAATCGTACTTTAACAGAACGGTAAATTATCCATACCCCTGTGGATAAGAAATCCATGTGATAAGGTCTTGGTATGCCTAAGCGGAGTGCAGTAGCCACTCATGACCCGTTGGTTTCGCTGGTGCCGCTGACGCAGGGGAAATTTGCCATCGTCGATGCTAGTTATGCTGACTTGGTGTGCCAATACTCATGGTATTTTGACCATGGCTATGCTGCGTCTAGGGTCTACGGCAAGAAGACCTACATGCACAAGCTTATTGGACAGTCGCTTGGCTTTGACGAATCTCTGCAGGTAGACCACGCGAATAGAAACAGGCTTGACAATCGCGTGGCTAACCTGCGTCCAGCTAATGCTGCTCAACAGGCAGCTAACAGCACGCGTAACGGCAGACTCGGCCTCCGCGGCGTCAGCATCGGAAATGCTACTGGTGAAAAGCCATACAAAGCAAGAATTAGATTTGACGGCAAACAGATTAACCTTGGGTACTTTGCTACGCCAGAATTGGCGGCATACGCATACGATGCAGCTGCAATCAAAGCCTTTGGTCCATTTGCCTTAACAAATTACCCTGTGTCTGACCTGACTCGAGCCGCAATTAAGACGCTACTCGAGTGTGCAGCTCTGCTTATGGAAAAGGGCCGCTCTTACGGAAACAGCCTTGACGGCGATGGGAAAGCGATTGAACGTATCGACAATCGCATCCGGGAAAAGTTAGACAGGTCTAAGGTGTCAGGGTTGACCGGAGACACCGCGATGGACGCGATAGGGTTGATTGCACTGCGCACTGCGGTTGCGAAGTGAGCCTGCATTCCGTCGGCTGGTTTTTCATGACAGCCACGTCCGCCTTAGCCAGCATCGCCGCCGGCCTAGAAGGCTTCTACATCGCCAGCGGCTGCTACTTCGTTTGCACAGCCATTGCCGCATACTTCTGCTTTGACACGGCACAGGAAGATGATGACGAGTAATGCCTAAGAAGCCCCTAGCCCTTAATTCACCAGCATTCAAGAAGCTACAGCGGAAGTGGTACAAGAAGCTGCAGCGGGAGGGATTCGAAGACGTGGAACGTTTCATGGACATGAACCAACTGCCAGTGTCTACAATGCCACGGCAGCACGGCAGCTTCCTCTACGACCCTGAGACTGGCGAAATCAGCGACGAAGCTGAGATTGTGCCGCTGGCTGACACCGACAAAGCCGGCTACTGGCGTGAAGTCGGCCGCAAGCAATCGCTCATGCGCCGCAGCGATAAGGACTACAAGCTGATTGCCACCTTCGCTGACGCCGGCAGTATGGCTGCAGCCGCCAGGGCCTGTAGCCTTAGCCGCAGCGAAGCCGAAAACCGCATCAAGGCATGGCTGCGGATGCATGACCTCAAGGAATGCACTGGCCTTAGCCGGGCCAAGCCGGAGCCTAAGCCGGAGCCGCTGCCTTGCCGCAGCTTGTCCGCTGCTGAAATTGCTAAGTTGAATCTCAAGCCGCCAAGGGGGTAACATGAAAGACCGACGGATTAAGGCTCTAGTTAAGAACAGGATAGACAGGGTCTATAAGTTTAGTAGCGTTTGCAGCTTTCTGCTTACCTTACTAGCGGTTTACAGGGCATGGATTGGAGACACCCAGGGGGCTATCCTAGACCTGGTTTGCGCAATTCTCTTGAGGATGAAATGAAGTTTGATTGTCCGTTGGATATCTTTGCGCATTATCTGAAATATCCTACGTCGTTTACTGCATACCTAAAGTCAAACGGATACCTTGGTTATGTAGACGCTGGACATAAGCGCATCTTTGCAATCTTTAAGGCAAAGCAGAAAGGGTAGCATGGCTGTCTACTGGTGCAACTTCCATAAGAACTATCACAAAGACCTAATTTGTGTGGATACGGCCGAAGAGCCTGTCGCTTACCCTGTTACTGACTTCGCTGACAGGCTCAGCGAGGAGGACGTGGACAGACTGAAGCAGCGTATCTTTGACCTTGAAGCTATTTTGAGTGCCATCCATGAACAAAGTAAACTTTAGCCTCCGCCACCTGCCACGGCCACACAGCCCCGAGCGCCGGCCAGGAAAGCGCCTGCGGAAGCTGCGGAAGCTGTTCCGCCTGCGCCGGCTCATGCGATTCACGTGGGCTTTGCGTAAGATTTGGGCTGCGGACACGTTGTGGCGGCGGCTAGAGATGCGCAAGGGATTGGACAACCAGATTGCCTGACCACGGCAAAGTAAAGCACCTGGCCCGTGCTGGCGTAGTAGCCGAGTCAGTCACAGCCACTGGCCGCAGCACAGCTGACTTACGAGCTAAGGTCAGGACAATGGTAGAGCGGGCTATTGTCCAGATGGCCGAAGTAGCCAAGCGGGAGTTTCTCAGCATCACTGATGTGGAGCTGCTGCAGAAGCTAAACAAGCTACTGTCAGAGCTGGAGCAGCCAGAGGACGAATCTGACCTGTCTAAATTAAGCGACGAGGAACTAGCGAAGCGTGCCAAATGAAGCCTGTACAAGAGCGACTATGGGGAAAAGTTGCCATTGGCAAGCCTGATTGGTGTTGGCAGTGGTTAGGAAGCACTAGGCTTGGATACGGACTAATCAAATACAACAACAAGACTGTCAGCGCGCATAGACTAGCATATGAACTAACCCAAGAAGCAATTCCGCCTGGGATGACAATCGACCACCTGTGCCGCAACAGTCTATGTTGTAATCCGTATCATATGGAAGTTGTTACCGTCTCAGAAAATAGCAGGAGACGGAACGCTGCTATTACTCATTGCCCCAAGGGGCATCCGTACTCTAGCGCCAATACTTACCTGTATAAGAAGGCGCGTCATTGTCGGCCATGTCATAGAGTAGCGGACAGGAACTATAGTGCCTCTAGATAAGCGTGTAGCCGAGCAAGAGCTTCAGCGCCGTCGAGCAGCTGCTTACTCAGCGTTCACACCTGAGGCTGTTTCTGACGGGCACAGTAAGCAGTTAGAGGCGCTTAAGTCGAATGCCCAAAACATGATACTCATGTGCAGCCGACGGGCTGGTAAGAGTTACCTGTGTTGTGCACTCCTGGCAATGACTGCGATTAAAGCCCCTGGCGCAGCATCCTGTTTATATCTCGCGCTTACCAGCGGACAAGCTAAGAAGATTTGGCGCAAGGTGTGGCGCCCGCTATGTCGCCGTTGGAAATTATGTGATTCGAAGTCACATAACGAAAGCGAACTAACTACTACGTTTCCCAACGGAACAACTGTAACGTTTGGCGGCACCGATGACCTGAGGCACGTTCAGTCTCTACTTGGTGAGTCAATGGCGTGTGGCATGGCGGTGCTGGACGAATTGCAGTCAGATCCTGGGCTAGCAGAGACTCTGGTTACCGATATTCTAGGACCGATGCTGGACGAAACAACCAAAGAGTTGCCAATTCCCGGTAGGCTTGTACTCGCTGGGACTGTCCCGGCTGTTGCTAGTGGATTCTTCTGGAACACATGGGTGAATAACTATGACGAAGATAAACAGGAAACAAAAGAAAACTCTGCGTGGTATTGCCTTGGGTGGGGACGCTCTGAAAACAACCACGAAACATTCTTTAAAGAGCGGCTTGCAGCCTATGTTCACAAGTATGGACTTCTCGAAACTGACCCCATCGTACAGCGAAACTGGTTTGGCAAAAGAGTATTCGACACCAATGCCACCGCCTACAAATACGACAGAGCAAAAAATGGCTACGTCTACCAGCCAGACGACAGCTTTAATCCAGACATGTTCCAGCCGGGAACTATCAAAGTCGCGAAAGTGGCTCCTGGTCTTGACACTTTTAGTATTGGCATCGACCCTGCTGCAAGCAGTGACCGCATGGCAGTTGTGCTATGGGGGTGGTCTTCTGCGGCTCCGGCTGGAATATGGCACGTCGGGGAGTGGGTCACAGAGCGAGCCGCAAATGCCCTCGAGTCGCAGTATCTCGCGGTGGTAGAAGCCTGGGTCAGAAAATACAACGTCGTAAGCATCGTCTGGGACCCAGGCGGCGCCAGCACTATTAAAGACCCTGCGTTTTTGTCCGAGTATAAGCTGGTGATTGAGCCAGCCAAGAAAGGCAAGGGCAGCAAGAAGGCTCGAGTAGACCGGCTCAAGGACCTACTTGGCACTGGCCGGGCCCACATCATGATTGGCTCAGCTCTGGAAGAAGACCTACAGAAGACCAGGTTTGACCCAGAGAAGCGGGCTATTGGAAAATACGAATGGACGGCCGACTGCCACCCAGACGTAGCTGACGCGGCTACCTATGCCCTGCCGGCGTACATCGAGGCTGAGAAGCGGGAGCCCAAGGTAAAACAGAATCCCATGGTAGCCGTCGGCACCGACGAAGATGAGAGACTGGCTCGAGAGGCCTGGAAGCAAACGAAGGTGGTGTATGGGCCGCAGGAGGAGATTGAGACGTTTGATGACGGCAGCAATTACGGCGGCCCTGTGGATAACAACGGCAGTGTGCTATAAGGAGGCTAGATGGTAACGCTACAGCATATCGCAAAGATTGCCCAACTAAGTCACATGCAGGAACAAATGATTGCTATGGCCATTGAGCTAGGCGTTGACAAAGACGAGTTTGTGCAGGAGGTAGCCCTTGGCTGGGATAAGCAGCTCGAGGCCTACAACGTCGTCTTGGCGACTGTTCAAGCTGTAAATAAAATCCTGACGTCTCCGGCGCCGGTCGATGGTGATAAAGGTGACGGCAATGGCAACTAACGGCGCGGGTAACGAAACTGTCCGCCTTAGCCCCAGCATTGCCAAGATTCTGCTGGATAAGTCGCCGAAGCATGCTTGGTTGGCGCATCGGCTGCTTGGTGGCCAGGGTAAGAAGCCGTCGGCTGCGCAGGTCAAAGGCAGCGCCGTTGACGCTATGGTATTTGGCGGCACGGTTCCCAAGCTGACGGCGGCTGCGCAGGAGGAAGCCGAGGCTATCGCTGGCTCAATCAAGGACGCGCTGCAGTCTCGAGGCATCGTAGGTACGCCGCAGTATCGCATTGAATGGAACAGTGACGGCACCGACTGCAGCGGCGTAGTGGACCTATTTAACTACAACGAAGGCCGCTTTTGGGAGCTTAAGACAAGCCATGATTTGTCTGACTACAATATCGTCAAGCAAATCGAGCAGTACCGCTATGACCTTCAAATTGCCGCCTATATAGAGGGCCTGAACGCGCATGAGCCTAACTTCGACCTTGACGCAGAAGGTACATTCATCTTTGCTGAGACGTCGCCGCCGTATGACGTTCGCTTCGTGTCAGTAACGCCTCGCATGCTCGAGCGAGGTAAGGCAGATTGGCGCGAAGCCGTCAGCCGCTGGAGCCAGTGCATGAAGTCTAATCACTGGCCTGGTCGTGGAGACTTCACAGCCGATGTGTCTGCTTGGCGGCAGAAGCAAGCCGCCGAGGAATGGCTTAAGGATTCTGGGATTGAATAAGGAGTAACCATGTTCAGAGCTATCGTAGCGATTGCGATTCTACTGTCACTTGGCGGCAGCGGACTATGTGTTAAGGGCTGCGTTTCTGGCTGCGGCGCAGACTACAGCGAAGGTGACCGAATTGGCAGTATCACTAAGTTCTCTAACAAGGGCTTGGTTATCAAATCGTGGGAGGGACAGCTCAACCTCGGCGGATTCGTTACCAAGCACTCCGACAAAGGTGATTCTTTGGTTGCCAATACCTGGAACTTTACCGTCACTAAGCCGGAGCTTGTGGATAAAATCCAGCATGCCATGGTTAGCGGCAAGCCGGTAAAGATTCATTATCGACAGTGGTTTAACTCGCCAATGTCGATGGATTCTAATTATGAGGCAGTGACAGTAGACGTTGTTAACTAACTTAATAAACCACCGTACAACAAAGGAACAATCACATGGCCGATTCATTTGCAGACCTGATGCCGAGCCGCTTCTACAAGACCGAAGACGTTGCGGATGCTCCGATTCAGCTGACCATCAAGGCAATCACCAAGGAGGAAGTCACGTTCCAGGGCAAGCAGCCTGAGAAGCTGACTATCGTCCACTTCAATGAGACTGACCGTCAGATGATTGCTAAGACGACTGTTCTGACGACGCTCAAGGACATGTTTGGCACTCCCAGTGCCTGCGTCGGCAAGCCGGTGGAGCTGTTCAAGGACAAGACCATGTTTGGCGGCAAGAAGGTTGACTGCCTGCGCCTGCGCGCGCCCAGCGCTGACCAGGGGACGGGATTCTAGTAGCTAACTAACCTGCAGGTAGGTCCCAGGTGCTGCCACTGGCTAAACAGGCAGCTTAGCCCCTGAGTTGGTCTAGCCTTGGCAGTAGCAGCGCTTAATGCTGCCAGGGATACTGCAAAGACGGTAACGACACTGGCAGGCCGGTTCGAATCCGGAAAGGGGCACAGTTGGCTACGGCAGCGGCAGACGGTGACTAGCTAGCGCTGGACCTGTCTTACGGGTGATACTGTAGACTGCCGTAGCGAACCCAATTTATGCAACTAGGTCTATTCGGCGACTACACAGTTTCAGTGGCTAAGGACAAGCCGCTGCGTCCGTACCAGCAGCGGGTAGTAGCCGAGGCTGTGTCAGCCATTGGCCTTGGCAAGTCGCCGCTAATCGAAATGGCCACTGGCACTGGCAAGACCAGAGTAGGAGCAGAACTTGTTAAGCAACTCAAAGATTCTCGAATACTTTGGCTTGCCCACAGAACGGAACTTATTCACCAAGCAACAGCTACGCTATCTGCGTTCCTGCAAGAGGCAGTGGGGCACGACTTGCCCGAGATACATAGCGGACCAGAACGGGTTGTGGTGGCGAGTAAGGACACCATTAGGCAACCGAAACGGCTCGAGCTTCTTACAAACTTCCGGCCGTTTGACGTAATCATCATTGATGAGGCACACCATGCAGCGGCCAGAAGCTACCAAGCAATCATTGATGCATTCCCTGCTGCTGTTCGTGTTGGATTGTCTGCTACTCCTGACAGGTTTGACCGCGCTAGGCTACATTGCTTCGACACAGCAACTACGCCCTATCGCATTGTTGACGCCATTGCTGATTCTTGGCTGGTCCCATTTAAGGCTAAGAGGGTAAGAGTTGACGCAGTAGACATTAGCGGGGTCAGTCTCGTTGCCGGCGATTTGGCAGCCGGCGAGCTTGAATTGGTAATGAAGTCTGAGGAGGCCTTGCATGGCTGCGCCAAAGGATTGCTCGAGTACGCCGGACATAGACCGACCATCGGCTTTGTGGCAGGAGTTGACCAGGCAAGCCGACTATGCGAAATCCTTAATCGATACCGTAGTCTTTGCGCCCGGTTTGTCACCGGCACAACGGACGGCAATGTGCGCCAAAGCCTGTTCCGTGATTTCGGACGCGCTTACCAAATACTTATCAATGTCGCGGTAGCTACTGAAGGAACTGACCTGCCGGCGGCGGCGTGTGTGGCTATGATGCGGCCCACCAAGAGCCGCGGGCTGTACGCACAAATGCTTGGCCGTGGCGGCAGGCCATTGCCAGGGCTGGAAGGAGTAACGGCAGATGAAAGACGGCTTTGGATACGTTCTAGCGGTAAACCTGACTGTCTGGTGCTCGACTTTGTTGGCAACACGGGCCGTCATTCGCTGGTTACAGCGTTCGACATTGCAGACGCTGACGCAGTTGTCGCAAAGGCAGCGGCTAAGCGGTACGCCGAGGGGGAGGTCATCGATGTCTTTGAAGCGCTCAAGATTGAAGCCGAGCGGGAGGAAAGCGCCAAGGAAAAGCGCCGCAAGAAAGCCGAGGCCGACGCAGAGCAAAGGTCCAAAATAGTCGCCAGCGTCCGGCTGTCTGTCACCGACGCACAGTTAATCGGCCTTGGCTGCGTAGATAAGCTACTCGAACCTACAGACCCTGTATTCCTGGAAAACCTGACACCAGGACAGGCGCAGGAGCTAATACGGCTAGGGCTGCCGACTAGCGTAATTGACCGGGACGGCAACGGCAAGGTACCGACAAAAGCGCAGGCCAGGCGAATGATTATGGACAAGCGCCAGGCTCTAGGATATGCTACTCCGAAACAGTTAGATTTCGTGAAACGGCATCGGCCGGACCTGTGGCGGGCTGACCTGACCAAGTCACAGGCTAAGGGAATCTTCCTGGCTCAGGTCAGAAAGTGGAACCGATGAAGGCAGATACGCGTGTTCTGACTAAGAAGCAGATGCTTGTCTACATCCTTGACGCCGAAGGTAACTCTCCTACCGAGATTGGCAAGAGGGTAGGAATGACGGCTAAGCGGGTATGTAACATCAAGGCTAGGCTACGGCAACTGGGTTTTGAGCCGGCGGTATTCCGTAGCCTGCGCAAGCGCCTGGACGAGACATCTACGGTTCCTGCGCAGCGGTCGCCGCTGGAACCGGAAGATGACGAACTGCCTGACGCTGACGAGCCAGCCATCGCCGTTAGCCGCTGCAGCTGTGGATTAGTATTGCCGTGCTATCATGCTCCTATGTCGGCGTTTCGTAACTCTGCTAGTTATTGTCCTGACAAGGACGCTGACGCTACCGGTAGCAGGGAGGAATGGTAAGCGCTGACCAAGTCTCTGCAGCCAAGAAGAAATCGCTACTTAATCTGATACCCCGTGACAGGCTACTCAAGAAACGCGGCAGAGGCTGGCTAACTAACTGTGTGTTTCACGAAGACAAAACACCAAGCATGTCCCTTATCAAATTCGATGATGGTAACTGGAGGTTCAAGTGCTTTGGCTGCGGCGTCAGCGGCGACCCCATTAACTACCTCCAGAAGGATAAGGGAATGTCTTTTGTTGATGCAGTTAAATACCTGGCTGGAGAGGCGGAGAAAGCACCGATGAGCCCCAAACCCGTAAAGGTGTATGACTACTATGATGAAAAGGGAGTCTTGCTCTACCAGTCCTGCAGATACGAGCCTAAGACATTTCGGCTGCGGCGGCCCGATGAGGATAACCCGGGAAAGTGGCTCTGGGATATGTGTGGTGTGCGGCGAGTGCTCTACCGTCTACCCGATATTGCCGCTAAGCCAGCCGGTACCACGGTCTACTATGTGGAGGGAGAAAAGGACGTCGAAACGGCCGAGGCAATGGGTCTTGTGGCTACTACTCACGCTGGCGGCTGCCTCAGTTATCGGAGTGAGCTGTTGCAACCTGTCCGACACTTACGGATTGTGGTCGTTCCTGACCTGGATGACCCTGGTAAGCAGCTCATGCGGCGTGTATTTGCGGATGCTAGAGCCGCCAAGCAAGAAGTAGGCTTTGTCCTGCTGCCGTCTGAGCTTAACGGTAAGCCAGTTAAAGACATTACCGATTACTTTGCCGCTGGAGGGACTAAAGATGAGCTTGAAGCGATGGTTAAATAGTGGCTTTGGCGACGTCCTTATCGCTGGCTTGACCTGGGCGCTGTTTGTGAGGATTGCCCTGTACTTGCTTAAGGACCTGTAATGAAGCCGCGCAAACACATCGTAATTCCAGACTGCCAGGTCAGGCCAGACGTAGACTACAGCCACCTTAGCTGGGTCGGTAACTACATCGCAGCCAAGCGGCCTGATGTCGTGGTTAACCTTGGCGACTTTGCTGATATGCCTAGCCTGAGTAGCTACGACGTTGGCAAGGCATCAGCAGAAGGTAAGCGTTACGGCAACGACGTGGCCGCCACTCGAGATGCTATGCAACTGCTTATGACGCCAGTCAAACGCGAGAAACGGCTGCTACGCGGCAGGTGGAACCCAGAGCTAGACTTGACCCTGGGAAACCACGAAGACCGCATTGACAGGGAAGCTAACGCTAACCCTAAGTTTAAGGGTACGCTAAAAACAGCTGACCTTGGTTATGAGGAATGGGGCTGGAAGGTGCATCCGTTTCTTGAGGTAGCGACAATCGACGGCATCCAGTTTAGCCACTACTTCGTCAGCGGGGCGATGGGCCGACCAGTTAGCTCAGCTGCAGCGCTCCTTCGCCAACGCCAATCCAGCGCTGTTATGGGTCATGTGCAGCGTATAGACCTAGCCGTGCATAACACGACGCAGTTTGTGGCGCTGTTTGCTGGCATCTGTTATCAGCATGACGAGCCGTATCTGACTCCCCAGGGACAGAACACGAAGCGTGGTATCTGGGTCCTTAACGAAGTCAAGAACGGAACATTTGACCCATGCTTCGTTAGTCTTGAATTCCTAAAAAGGCGCTACTCATGACATTGCTAGACCATGTTGACTTCTTTCCGCCGGACAGCAATTGCTGGGAGTGGATTGGCTGCAAGAACACTAAGGGCTACGGCAACTATCGCGGTAGAGTCGCGCATAAACAGGTGTATGAGCATTTTCGTGGACCTGTACCGGCTGGCAATCTGTTAGACCATAAGTGTCGTAACCGTTCCTGCGTCAACCCTGGACATCTGGAGCCGGTCACGCCGCTGGAGAACACAAGGCGAGGCCACGGGAACGGCCGTAAGTCTGTCTGCCCGAGAGGTCATCGTTACAATGACAGCAATACGCGAGTTTATAAAGGACGAAGGTTCTGCAGAACGTGCAACTATTTGCGGAGGTATTCGTAATGGATATTAAAGACATTCATGTTGGTGATATTATAACAGACGGATCTGTTGACTGGTATGTAGTGTGTGTAGACGTCTTAAATAATGAAATCACAGCAGACGGTGCCGCCTATAACGGTACCGCCTATAGCGGGATGCGTAAGACAATGGCGCTTGGCACCTGGATTGGCTACGGATACAGTAAGAAGACGGCAGTTTCAGGATTGGCGCAGACGCTAGCTCAGCAACAGGCCGCGCAGAATCAAATCAACTACGGCTTCGGCCGCGGCATTCTTAACTGGCTTCCGTATCAGATGCCTGCGCCGCAGACAATCATCAAGCTTGACGACACTCCGCCTGCGCCGTCCAAGAAGACTCGCAAGCAAGTCAGCCACAACGGCAAGGACTGGGTAGATTACCGGCTGCTGCTTGATGCTGATGACTTTGAATCGTATGCACATCGGAGGGAAATCTAGTGGCCAATCGCACTGTCTGCATCTTCGCTGGAGCTCGTGGCAACCAGTACCTGTTCAATGACGCTGCCTGGCTGGCTAGCAGCCTTGTCACCTCTGGCTGGGACATCATCTATGGCGGCTCGAGCAAGGGCGTAATGGGTGCCGTCTGTGCAGCTGTCAAAGAGGCTGGCGGCAGAATCATCGGCGTACTGCCGCAGAAGGTGTATGAGCTTAACCACTACGACAAGTCTATCGAGATGCTAGTGGCCCAGACGATGTCCGAGCGGAAGCAACACTTCTGGGATAAGTCAGACGCCTTCATTTGCTTACCAGGCAGCTACGGCAGCATGGACGAATTGTTCGAAGTCTTGACTCTGACGAAGCTTGGCTACATGCCGCCGAAGCCGATTGTAATATTTAACAAAGATGGCTTCTACAATCCACTGATTGACTTGTTCGACAACATGGTGCGGCATGGGCTCATGCCTGACGACCGCGCAGGCCTGGTAAAGTTCTGTTCTACGCCTTGGATGGTACTGGATGAGGTTAACAAGGAGACCACATGAAAGCCGCTAACGAAGACTATCTGTTTAGTGACGAGCTTAAGGGGCTCAAGATTAAGTCTACTAAGTTCACGTCTAAGGAACTAGAACTGCATTTTACAGACGGCAGGAGTTTGCTTCTTAGGGTTACCAAGATGGCAGACGGCAAGCACTTGCTGGTGCCGTTTACGGTTATGGGAAACTGGTAGTGGAAGCCTCTGAATTGGCCAGGAAGACTGCCGAACGGGCTGCCCGTGACATCGGCATCCGCGAGAAAGGCAAGAACGCCGGCAAGCGCATTGAGCAGTACCAGGCTACTGTAGGGCTCAAGAAGGGGCAGCCCTATTGCATTGCAGCTGTCTGCACGTGGATTAAAGAAGCCTGCCAGGAGCTTGGTGTCAGCCACGAGATTCTGTTTAGTCCCAGCTGCATTCGATTCCTAGAGTATGCCAAGAAGACTGGGCATGCTTTGGAGTCGTCGGAAGTGACGCCGGAGATGCTGCCGTGTGTCGGCATCGTAGACCATGGAAAGGGACTAGGTCATGCCTTCCTAATTGTGGGGATGGATGACTACGGCGACTTGGTTACTATCGAGGCTAATACTAACGGCGGCGGTAGTCGCGACGGTGACGGCGTCTACAACCGCAGCGACAGAAAAATCAGCCAGCTGGCAGGGGTGGTGAGAATTGCTTAAGCAGCCGTCGGCTAAGACACTGGCTAAGTATGGCCTGACCGAAGTCCATTGGCACAATCTGGCCTCGCTACAGTACTTTGTGTGCGGTATTTGCGCCGATTTGCCGGCATCTGGCAGGCTACACATAGACCATGAACACGTAAGGGGTTGGAAGAAAATGCCGCCCGAGCAGCGCCGCCGCTATGTACGCGGATTAGCTTGCTTTCGTTGCAACAGCCAGTTTATGCGGCGTGGGCTAACGCTAGAATTAGCAAAATCAGTTGTTGACTATCTCCAGCGCTATGCTACGGTATCTGCAGGAGGCTAGATATGACCAAGGAACAAACAAAGGCCTGCCTGGCTGCTGCAGTCAGAGCCTGCTACTTCGGGGCGACCCGACGCGGCCGCTTGGCTTGGGTGTTGCGGCAGCATGGTGTGGACCTGCGCACTGCTAACGCATTCATAGCCGAGGCCCTTAAGGCAAAGCTGCTCGAGGATAACAGCTACGGCTGGATATCGGTTACGCCGTTCATGCTTGGCATTGCGGCGCAGTTTGATACACTGACTGATGGCATGGAGTGGAATGACGCAGGGAGCGGGACGTGACTGCGCGGGGCCGGACCGATGATGAAAGGACGTTAGAGCCATGGGACTGAACTGCACGCACGGCTTTTGGGATGGTCCGTATTCCGCGTTCATGCGCTGGCGAATCGCACTGGCGAAGGCGGCCGGCTTTCCGCCGCTGCTGCTGATGGAAGGCTTCTACGAGCCGCCGTCGGAAGAGGCGATGAAGTGGGCCGCGCCGCGCACGGGTGGCCCTCTCTGCGTATCGCACCACGGCCCGTCGCTCCACAGCTGGATTGAGCGACACACCGCGGAGTTGCCGGTTTCGTGGGCGCCGTTCAAGCTGGACCCGCTTTACGTCCTGCTCGACCACAGCGATTGCGACGGGAAGATCGCAGCGAAGCACTGCGCCCTGCTCGCAGATCGGCTCGCCGGCTTGGTCAAGAAGATGCCCGCCGAATGGCGCGAGAAAACGAAGCTTGCCGCAGCCGGCGCGCGCGAGGCCTCGCAAGCAAAAGAAGACATCAGGTTCATGTGAGCGGGCGCGACACAGACGAAAGGACGACCATGACTGAGATTCGACTGCCGAAAGGCTATGTCGCTCTCGTCGATGACGAGGACGCCGACTTGGCATTGTTCGCATGGTGCGCAAAGAAAGCCCGGAAGACGTTCTACGTGCAGCGGAACATCAGACCTGACGGACGAAGGGCGACTGAATTCTTGCATCAGGCGATCGCCCGCCGCATGGGCATCAGTGGTCAACTCGACCACCGGAATCGGAATGGACTCGATAACCGCCGCGAGAATATCCGCAGCGCTACGCCGAGCCAGAACAGCGCCAATCAAGGCATTCCTTCCAACAACACATCCGGGTTTTCTGAAGTAACAACCTTGGCGGAAGCCGCCGCTGGGTTCGCTCGCATCGGGATGTGCGTACGTGCCGCCCTCACCACACCTACGCCGACGTGCCCGACGTGCGGCGGAACAAAGCGGCTGCCGTCTGGCATAGCACGCGGCGGAACCCGCCCATGTCCAGCGTGCGACCCGGAATTGGCAGAGCACTATCGTATTATGATGACTCGCGGCTGCCCAGACTGCGGCGCGCCGGCAATGTACAGTTGCAGCAACAGCGACCCGCTTGCCCGTCACTGCAGCGGGCGCTCTACCTAATCTTACTACGCATCCAGTCAGTCAGGGCCTGTGCTATCGCCGGCTCCATCCGCGTCTGCAGCAGACCATGTACCTGTGTCAGGGCATAGGCTATCCCAGCCTCGAATGCGTCGTCCCTGTCCCAGCTGCTACGTCCGCACAAAAAGCATCGAGGCACCGTGGAATCACCCGCCGGTGCCTCGAAAGATTCGGCGCCTTTGCCGAATAAGTTAGGCTCTGTGTCTTTATTGTCTATCGGCTCAGGAATAGCGCCTATACTACTACTTAGCCTTGGGCGCCTCATGGAACAGAGCAGCCGCGCCAGTTACAGCAGCAGCCACGACTCCATAGGCAGCAGGAACGATTCCGCCGGTAACCAGCGCCCCGCCAATCATGCCAACGGCCATCAAACCCTTGTAAAACCAATGCATTGTGTTATCCTCCGAAGTATTTAGCGATTACGTAACCCAAACAGAAGCAAATAAGCTTACTTAGACTCAATCAGAGCCTCCCATAAATCGGCAATATGCTTGACGCCGCGGGTTATCTTTTCTTGAGCGTACGCCTTTTGAGCGTCGTCAGCTTCGTCATAGCTGTATCCAATGAGTCTAATGCTTCTTGCCAAGCCGCTGATTGCTGAGGC